AGAAGCGGAAATTCCTTCGCCGAGAGTGATGGGAAAAGAACATGCTCCTTTTGAGTTGTTCTCTGGGAAGTTCTTGCTCAACAAGCTTGTTCACACAGTCGTTTCTACAGGAGATAAATTCCAGTACGTGGTCAACGTAGATCTAAGAAGAGGGGTTCTTAACAAGTTATGATGCCTAATTTTATCGGAGCAGAAGGATTCTTTTGGTGGACCGGCGTTGTAGAAGGCCGAGAAGATCCGTTGAAGATTGGCCGTGTTCAGGTTCGAATCTTCGGGCTACACGACGAACTGATCCTTGATCCGGTATATTCATCAGGCACAGGGATGCCTGTAGAAAGCCTGCCTTGGGCGCAGCCTTTGATGCCAGTGAACAACGCGGCGATGAACGGCATCGGCGAATCTCCTACAGGATTGGTGGAAGGCTCTTGGGTGATGGGTTTTTCGCGCGACGGCAGGGCATGTCAAGATCTCGTCGTGATGGGAGTCATTCCTGGTGTGCCTGACGTCGCGCCTAACTTAGAGCAAGGTTTCTACGACAACAAACAAACAAAGGACGTCAGTCAACGGCCTAAACGTCCTACAGACGCTGCGGAACGCTATCCTAAGGCAGACTATCTCGGCGAAGCAGACACAAATCGACTTGCCAGAGTCGTGTCCGCAGGAACCGTTGTTCAGACGAAGAAAGATTCTGTTGACAAAGGCGTCTCTACATCTGGCGGCTCTACGTGGGACGAGCCAGAGACACAATTCAACGCCACTTATCCTTACAATCATGTCTCTGAATCAGAATCCGGCCATATTATTGAAAGAGACGACACTCCTGGCGCGGAACGGACACACGACTATCATAGATCAGGGACGTTTGAAGAAGTCCACCCTGACGGAACGAAGGTTTCTAAGATCGTTAAAGATAACTACGAAATCGTTCTAGGCGATGATAACATTCATGTGAAAGGCGTGTGCAACATCACGGTTGACGGATCCGTGAATGTTCAGGCAGCATCTGCTATCTTGAAGACTTCTGGATCTACAACTGTCAATGCATCCGATGTTACTGTCAATGCTCCTAACGTTGCTGTTAATTCATCTTCCATGACTGTTAATTCATCTTCCATTGATTTGAACGGAAAGACTCGAGTGTCTGGGAAAGAAGTTGCCGTCTTAGGCGGCGCGACAGCGGACACAATCAATATCAGTTCTTCAGGTCAATAAATATAGTATGGCGCAGGCTTCAAGAGTATATTCAGACATTGATTTTAACTTCGACGTTCATCCGTTGACCGGAAACCTGACGAAGGTCTACGACGGNGAGGCTGTTAAACAATCTATCAAGAACTTGGTGTTGACTAACTTCTACGAACGTCCGTTCAGACCAGCACTGGCAGGAGATGTTACTTCATACTTGTTTGAGAATGCGACAGTGTTTACTCAGGATAATATTAAGACTGCGGTGAAGGATGTGATTAGGTCACACGAGCCAAGAGCGAGGAATGTCGTTGTGGACACTAACATGCTTCACGATGACAACGAACTGAACGTAACGGTGACGTTTGAGACTGCGAATGTAGAAAATCCAATCACGCTAGAAATTGTTCTAAAAAGGATTAGGTAATGGCGAGCACATTGAATATCTCAGAGGTTGACTTTAACGCTCTGAAAGGAAACATTAAATCACATCTTGCTTCACAGGCAGAGTTCTCAGATTATAACTTCGACGGTTCTGCTATTTCTGTTCTGCTAGATGCGCTGGCTTACACGTCACATTACATGGGCGTTCATGCTCATATGAATATGAATGAGATCTTCCTTGAGACTGCTAAACTGCGTTCTTCTATTGTGTCNAATGCTAAAGAGATTGGATATATTCCTCGTTCTAAACAGGCGGCGACGGCTACTGTTAATCTTTCCATCACTCCTGCTGACAGTCCTGCTTCAATTCTTGTTCCTTATGGCACAGAACTGTCTTGTACGGTGAACGGAAACACTTATATCTTCACGGTGATGACTGCGGCTAGTTTAACAGATCAAGGCGGCGGAGTGTATTCGGCAGACGTCGAACTTACTCAAGGTAAATTGCTGACTACAGAATGGACGTACGACGCTACGAATTCGGCACAGAAATTCTACATTCGTAATAAGAATATCGATACAAACTCTCTTACGCTGAAAGTTAAGTATAATTCTTCAGGCGGCAGTGTTACTTCTTGGACGAAGTATTCCTCTATCGTGCCTGTTACGAAAACTACAGAAGCATTCTTCGTTCAAGAGTCTATGGACGGATACACAGAGATCTATTTCGGCGACGATATTGTAGGCAAGAAACCTATTCATCAGAACGTGATTACTGCTGAATATATTGACACAGACGGCGCTGCTGCAAACGATTGTAACACATTCTCTTTGTCGGCGAACATCTCAGGTTATGCTCCTTCTGAATTCACTTCTACAACGGTAGCTAATGCTGCTGGTGGCGCGGATGTCGAGTCAGACAAATCTATTCAGATCACTGCGCCATTGAACTACGCAGCTCAAGACAGAGCAGTTATTGTTTCTGACTACAAAGGTCTCGTTCTCGGCCAGTTCGGTTTCATTGAATCGTTGTCTATTTGGGGCGGCGAAGATAATGTTCCTGCTCAGTATGGCAAGATCTTTATGTGCGTTAAACCTACATATGGAAACACTATCTCGCCAGGCACGAAGTCTAATATCAGCACGTTTATTAAAGACTACAACGTCGTTGGCATCAGCCCTGAATTTGTAGACGCGGACTTCACGTATGTTGGAGTGACGACTGATGTAGAATACTACAAGAGTCAGACAACGGATTCGGCCGCGCAGATTCAGACGAAGGTTGCTACTGCTATNACAGATTACTTTGACGCTAACACAGTCGCGTTCGAATCAGATCTCGTCTACAGTGCCTTGACAAATGACATCGATGCTGCTTCACTGGCAGNTAAAGGCAACCTGACATCACTTCTTTTGACGAAGTATNATAAACCAGATGTATCTGTAGCCGAATCTGTCAACCTTGTGTACGACAACACAATTACATCTGGCAGTGTTGCTTCAGACGAATGGACAGACAGCGGTTTCACTTATCAGATTAAAGACGACGGATTAGGCGGGTTGTGGGAATATAAAGATTCAGTGAAAGGCAGTTCTTCAATCGGAACAGTAGACTATTCACTAGGAACAGTGGCACTTAAATCATATCAAGTTTCCGATAGCAGCTAACTCTACTATCTACATGAGAGCGACGCCTGTTAAGAACAACATCACCACGTCAAGAAATAATTTAATAAGAATTGACGCGACGCCTACTGTTACGGTTACCGCAGTATAATGAGTAATTTCAATAAAAGAATATCCGTTCTAATCGCGAGGATGATTCCTGAACATATCAGAGAATCATATCCTTCTTACGTTCGTTTTGTTCAGTCTTACTTCGAATACATCGAAAGAGATTTAGGCGAATACGACCTCGTCGCTAACATGCTAGGATATTCAGACATCGATGATGCTGAGAAGATTCCTGAATTTATATCAGAATTCAGAAAGACCTACGCCGGAGCTCTGCCTTCTAACATCGCATTAGACATAAAATTATTAGTTAAAAACATCAGGTCATTCTATCGAGCGAAAGGTGCGGAGAAGTCGTTCGAATTCTTGTTCAGAACCCTGTATGACCAGGAAGTAAAATTCTACTATCCTAAGGTAGACATGCTTCGTTGTTCTGACGGTAAATGGTATGTTCCAACGTTTATTATTGCGGATGATGTAACAACAGATGTTATGTCTAAATTTGTTGATCACGAGATTCAGTCTAATAACGGCGCGACAGCGTATGTAGATAAGCTTCAGTTGATTGATGATCCGTTAAATCCAGGAAGTGATATTCTTGCTATCAGACTATCTTCTATTAAAGGGCAGTTCTCAGCGAGCGACACGTTCACTTCGTTGACAGATTCATCCTTGCCTACTAGAACAATTAATCAAATTGAATTATGGCAGGGGTATTGGACGAACGAAGATGGATGGCTGAACTCTACGAAGAAAATTCAAGACAGCTACTACTATCAGGACTATTCTTACGAACTTCAGGTAAATCTTTCTGTTAATCTTTATAGAGATCTTATCAAGAAGGTAGTTCATCCGGCAGGCATGGCGATGTTCGGCAAAGTATCCGCACTGAACGGAACTTTAACTAATATAAACGCCGTTCAACAGGTTGTAGAATGGATTATTCAATGGACAAGAGAAGTATCTGTCGTTGCGACAGAAGGCGTTTTGTGGAACCATGTGAACGAGTTGATAACTTCTTCGAAGACACATTGGACTTATGGCAGGATTGAGGCAGATAGAAATCAGCCTGCTGTTTTACAAAGGTTTCCTAATATACATTCATTTCGTCATATAAAGATTAACGAATTTGATAACTCGAACGATAATTTTATGTATCACCCGAGTCCTACTATTACTATCATCTAGATGTTGTAATAAATAATTGAAATAACGAGTACAGAGGAATTCAATGGCAACTATTATTAACACCCCATTTAGAACAGCGCAAGTAACGAGATTGATCGATGAGTATAATACAGCATCTTCAAACTACCTTTATATGCTATTTGGCGAGACGACACCGTGGGCTAACGAAGCTTTGCCAGACGCTCCTGTAGACTCTGTTAATTATATCACCAATACAGTATGGGCGAATACACTGGCAATCACTCGTGTGAATCCTTTAGACTTTGCAGGTGTTGTAACTAGATATGACTACGCCGATGGCCTTGCCGACTTTGTGGTGTTCGATCCTGCCTCTGCTACGGCGTATGATTCAAAATTCTATTGCATGAATAGCACATTTCAGGTGTTTAAACTTTCTGGCAAAGGCGTATCCCCTCCAGTGACGTCAATTGAGCCGGTTTATACTACTGGAAACCCTGTCGTTGGATCTATTACAACGGGCGATAAGCACGAATGGACATATCTTTATACCGTGGCTACAGCAGACGTTACAAAGTTTGTGACAACTTCTTGGATTCCAGTA